TGGTGGTGGGCATTACTAATCATCGGTTATATAATCTTTCTTATTATTAATTGGTTAATTAATCTTTAAGCACACTCATAAGTGCCTGCTAAAGTGAAGATATCATTCACTGCCCAAGTAAAGGGTGAGATGGCAGCAATACCATCCGCAAACGCGTAAGCGCCAGAAGCATCAAGATATGTCGGTTTTATAACGGTTGTAGTTGACCAATAAGCAAAGGTAGGTACTTCGGCTGTCCCGTGGTCGTGGGCGTTACCCATGCCAACCATATCTTCAGTGATATATCCTGTCTTGGTGGCTGTTGGCAAAGTAAAAGTCCAATCACCATTACCTGAAGCGGTGGTGCTTCCCCAGACTAAATCAATACGATAATGAATTGTATTGCCAATCCTGACATAAAAAGCGGTTTTAGTTCCATTACCCAAAGTATTAGCCGTGCCTGTATTGCCCCAAGTGGTGGTATAAGCCGTCCAGGCCTCTTGTTTGATTAAAGAAGCAGGATAAATACCATCAGTCGCCCAATACAAACTTGAAGCCCCGCACTGCACTTTAGCCCCGTTAGCGTGGGCTACACCTGTTGTGCCTGCTTGTCCTCTGGTCATACCCGCTACCGCGCCCGTGCCAGTGGTATACGAGGTATAAATAATAGTTTCCGGCCCGTTATCAAGTCCTACGGCTGTCGTGGAATCATAATCTATCTCTAATACGCCCCCCGTGGCGGGGATCGTTAAACCCGTGCCAATGGTCATTGTAGTAGCATTGTTAGTTAATGAACCTGATAAGGTTGTTTTTTGGAAGTCCCCTGTGGGTAATATGACTGACATTAAATCCTTTCAATTAGAATATACGAATTATATTTTATTAGTTGACGGAAATTTGAACCTTGAAAATGGTATGAGTGCCTGCCCTATCTCATCCAAACGCCAACTGCCTGATTGAGAATAGATATAATACTGGATAGCAAACTTCTTGCCTTTGGCTTTGAACCTGATGGGTGTGTTAATAACACTGGTAATAGTGGTGATAGTGTTAGTCGCTTCGCCTAAAGATTTAACTCCCAAAGCATCCGTGCCTAACCCGCCTTGCGGTTGCACTTGGCTTAAAGATTTAGAAGTTGATATTTCGCTGTCATTAAAGATAACTTTCAAGGTAACCGATCCGTTTAAAGAACCAAAGATAAAAGTAGAATCCATATACAATTTGAGAACATCGGGTATTCCCGAATCAAAAGATTTAGTTAAATAATGCGATTCAATTAAGACACCATCATCGGTTGTGCCAGAATACATCTCATTAACTTTGCCGTCAGTCGGTTGAATAAAAAACATCCGTCTTTCGCCGTCTGAATCAGTCAACAGAGTAGCATTATTGGCCGCTAAACTTCGCCAATCTTGCCACGCTTGGTAACGGGTGTCATAGACCATACAAGAATCATTAGAAGTGCCAAACAACGAATAATAAAGGTGATATTTAAATTTATGGTAAATACCCACTAATTTTTTCTTATTAGCGGCTGATAATCCGTCAAAAATCTGTTGGATTCTGGCTGACTTGTTGGTTGTTCTAACCTCGGTGTAATAAGCAATATCGCCTAAAGAATAAACTCCATCATCAGCGGCAAAAAAGATGTCCTCGCCCACTTGGCAGATTGATCGGTGAGAAATACAACCTACCGCGTTGGTGATAAGGGTTACTGTAAATTCGTTAACCGTGCTGGTGGTGATAAGACGATAAATAGAATCGTTTAAAAAAACATACAAGGCGTTCTTATAAACAATTAACCCTGTTATCTCCTTGCCCGCCCCTGGCTCAAAGGTTAAAGTCCCTGGATTAGAAGAAGTGCCGTTAGCGGTAAAATCCAAAGTTTTAGTAGCATCATAGGTTTTAGTGGAAAAATTAAGCGTATCTTTGTATGTCTCGTCTACGCACCACAAGCGGCGATCAAAATATGCCCCATATAATCCTTTAGTCCCGCCTGTATGGGCTGATACGGTTGACCCGTCAAACTTCTGCATTGCGTCAGTCCCATTAAAGGTAAATAATACCCCATCAGACGAGACAGGCGTGCCCGGGGTTGGCGTTGAAGACATAATCGCCGCTTGCACCACATCTACATCTTTATTGTCAGTAAAAGCAGTCCCCGTTTCATCTGTCCAAGTGGCTAAATCGTCAGAGTAAGATAAATAGATATTAGTGTTGTTGGAAATAAACTTAACCAATTGGTCTTTAGAGGAAGTGTGATATTCGGTGATGCCATAACCGCCACCATCATAGGAAGAGTATTCAATATCATCAATTACCATAAAAGAACCTGCTGGTGCAGAAGGGCGAGGGTCGCACCGCACATAAAACATAACGATAGCGTTAGATATAGGAGAACCTGTCTTAGTGGCAGTCGCCCAATCAAATTTCAATAGATTCCAACCTGTGTGAATTGCTGCCCCTTGATAGTCGGTAACTACAATATTATACCAGCAATTAATTAAATCCGTTCCCCAATAAAGTGCCACTTGATTGCTGGTGGCGCCAGCGGCGCCAAGATAATACCACATTCTGAAATAACCTGTATCTTCATAGGCAGATAAGTCTTTAGCGGTATAAGTCAAATTACCCAAATCACTAAGAAACTTCCCTTCCGCCATCTCCCAGTAGATGGCTTTTGTCCCTTCTTTTTTGTAGGTTGTTTGCACCGCTAAATTATCACAATTAGAACCAGCCACCCATTCTCCATCGGCTGTTAACGAATCACAGGCGTCAATTTGGAAGGTAGTCACTGGCCCTATCGCCGCATACCCATCTCTATTACCCACGCCAGATTTACCCTTGAAATCACAATTAATAGCATCAGGCGATTCATTGTCTTTTACTTGTCTGGGGCCGAGATAATAATTAACGCCGCCGCTGAAATCCTTGAAGTATTCTTGGCTTAAAACATTTTCTTTGAGAGGCATAACTAATCCTCCCTAAGTTCGTATTCTAAATCCGTAGGAGAACCTGTCCTTAAAACGGGAGTAAAGTTAAAGTCCGCTTCTTTGAGAGTTTGTATTCTTTTTAGCCCTTCGGCTTCATAATCATCCTTTAATTTTTCATTTCTTTCATCCCCAACCCACATTTTAGCGGCCGCGATATATGCAACTGCCTCCCCATCAGGTACAACACAAACATCAGTGGTTGCCGACATATCTGTAGGAATAAAGTTATAGTAAATAGTAACTGTTCCCGTTAAAGTTTTAGAGTTAAAAATATAAGTTTCTGTCGCGGTATCATAAGTTATCCAATATCTATATTCATCGGCTGTAAATTCATCCCTGTCTTCAATTCTTATTTCGCTAAAAATAGTGTCATCGCTATCGTCCGAGGCCACAATTCTGGCGTCTTTTATATGCCACTTGGGATTGTAATTTAAAGGCATTGTGGCCACGCCAGCCGCTAAAGTTAAATTAGCGGTAGTTAAATCCCAAGTAAAAGGCCAGATATTTAAAATATCCTGCACCGTATAATTAATATGGTCTTTAACAATCGTTAAATCAGTTCCAGCCGTGCTGTAATCTGATTCTCCGCGCAGGTATTGAGTTCTTTTACATATATTCTCAAATGTCATTCGCTATTCTCCTGTCTATAGAGAATATACGAATTTATTTAGAGTCCGGCTCCATGTCTTTGCGCCTCGGCAATTTGTCTAGCCAAGAAGCCAATTTGGTAGCAATATCCTTCATATTGTAATTCTCTTTAACAAATCTATGTGCCTTCTCACCCCAATAAAGTCTTTTACTCCTGTCTTTAATCAAATTTTCCAACCTGTCGTACCATTCATAACTGTTAAGGGCATAATTAATGGGCATATCTTTTTGGTTCTCGGTAGGCGAAGCGACAACCGGTATATGCAAACCCGACCACTCCAAGACATTAAGATTTGATTTAGCGCGGTTATATGAACTGTCAATCAGGGGAACGACCGCAATATCCAAACCTAAATCAGCTAACTTTTTATAAAAAGTATATTTAGTGCGGTGGGTTTTGGGGTCTTTATCGCAAAAATTAACCCAACTGTTCCATTCAACAGGAAAATCAGGGGCAACCAACCCTTCTTTAGGGGAAACGCCTAAAACGACAAATTCCACTCCATAATCCTTGATCAACTGCTTCATCGCTGGATAAACAAGCTCCAGGTCGTCTTTGTGTCCATACGCTCCCCGCCAACCAATTCTTATTTTTTTGTGTGGTCTTACCTTTAATCGGCTGAATAAACCAAAATCCAATCCATTGGGATTAATATAAATGTTCTTATTAAAAGGTTCATATAACTTTTTAAGATAAGGGACAGAAACCGTCAACCCATCAGCCACCTGAAAACTTTTCTCAATCTCTGGAGCAAGTTTTTTAGCCACCTCCCCTGGATTATCCTTGGAAACAGCATAGACATTATCATCTATATCAATAATTAGTTTCCCCCCTGACCACTTACGGGCATCCAGCATTCTGACTATCTCATCCTTGGAAGCGGTAAAATTAGACCAGATAACATCCGTATTTTTACAAATCATCGCAAATATGTCTTCTTTTAAAATAAGTTTGCCTTTATACTCCCCCCAAGTATTGCTGCCGCTAAAAGCAGAAGAAGCAACCATTTTAATCAGTTTTTCTTTAAGCATAAAAAAAGCGGGTTGCCAGAGGCGATAGAAACCAACCGCAGAATCCATACGGACTAAACAACTGACTTTAGATAACATTTTACCTCCTTGACAAAGTATTGATGCAAAAATCTCGCCAAAATTCGTCATTTATGCAAAAGACACTATATTGAATATTTGAGACATTCCCATTAGTTATCTTTTTCATATTTTATTTTCTTTTCTCAGTATTTCAGTGATTTTTCTCACCTCTTTATCGTGGATAATGCTGACATTATCATCTCTTGAGAAATGCATTGTTAAGGGACGATTAAGGAAACTAAACTTATACCCCTTTTTAACCCAATAAAGAATAGTCCATAAATCGTCATTTACCTTAAATTCAGGCCTATATGCCCCCTTAAAACACTCTCTTTTAGCTAAAATGGTAAAATTAGGCACTATCTGGTGGGCATTGGGGAACTTGCGGTTTAAAATATCCTTGTAACTCTTAATCTCTTTGTTTATATCCTCTGTGCCGACTACCCCCATATTCTGCCCCTGAAGTAAAGCATAGCTGGTATAAACAATATCAGCATCAGCCCTTATAAGACGATTAAAGCACTTTTTTATCCTTGTTGGCTCCATTACGCAATCCGCGTCCATAATGGCAATATAATCACCTTTAGAGTGTTCAAAGGCAGCCTTGCGGGCAACAGAGATACCGGAATGTTTAACATTCACCGGTTTTACCCTTTTATCCTTTTTGGCATACCAATCAAGCAAGGTTTGGGTGCTGTCGGTTGAGCCGTCATTGACAACAACTACTTCTATGTCCTTATAAGTCTGGGCTAAACAAGAGTTAATATTATCAGCTAAAAACTCCTCGTCATTGTAGGTTGGAACGCAGATTGATATCATGCCAACCTCCTAATTCTCTTGGCATATCGGTTAAAATCCATCTCCTTTTTCCAATATCTGCCCCATTTGAGGTTGATTACTTCTTTTTGGGCTTTTCTGATAGCGGCAATAATGTTTTTAATCTCTTTATCCGTTTGGATTGATCCTTTTAGAGGAACATTAACTATGGCTTGCCTGCCGGCAGTCATAAACTCTATGGGTAAAAGTGGAAGCCCATCATGTAGGCATACACGCAAATTACAGCTAAACTTACCCATCCATTTATCCATCTTGATATACCCCAAATGTTCAAAGTTATCTCCTTTTTGCCCCTTAACCGCTTCATCGCCAAAGAGATAAAACTTAACATCCGGCATCGCCCTCATCACTTTAGCCATAATCTCTGGGTGGTACATTGGCGAGACAGAACTTTCATATATCGCGACAGCGAATTCTTTAGGTAAAGGCATGGGGTCATTTAACTGCTTGGGCGGGATAGGCACAACCTTAGAATCAATCCCCACTTCTTTAAGTTCTTTATGGGTAAAGTTGGCTTCAGTCAAGTTGATTATTTTGTTCTCCTTCATCCAATTCTTAATGGCTTTTATCTTTTCAAAACTGCAGTCCCATCGCAGTTGGAATACATCTGTCCCTATCCAATGAATTATCTTTTTGGATTTGGGGGCGTCATCAAAAACCTGCATATGAAGGCGGGTAACCATCGGCATCTGGGGATTCTCTTTGGTATAAAAGCCGATTAAGTAAATCAGTTTGTATTTATGCGCCTTGTAAGAGGGCATTGGCAGATAATCTGCACCTAACTTCTGGGCAATATGGAAGCCATGGTTAGCCGCCCCTAAAGAACAAACCACAATATCAGATTTAGGAATGCCGTTTTTGTTGCGGATATAATCTGTCCTCTCAATCCAGTTCTGGTGGGAATCGTCAGACAAACCCCCTTTTTCTGGTGCTTCAGCCATAAAAAAGGAATGGTCAATAAACTTCCAATCCTTGCCCTGAAAGTTATCCCTTTTTAACTGCCTAATCGCCCAGTCCCAGTCCTGCAAAGATTTAACAGAAACATCCCAGGGGATATAAGCCGACTTCCTAATGGGTAAAGTAGAATCGCAGTAATTGGAGTGTTTAAACCCCTCATACCAAATATCCCCATTGGGGTATCTGGGAAGCATATGGATCGCCCCCTGCACGCTTCCGTCAGGCATAATGTTGTCATATAAGCCCCAAACCCTGTTAATCTTGGGGTCTTCAAAAGCATTAGCCCACATCCGCAGCGCCTCTGGGTATAAATAGTTATCCGCATTTAAAAAACAAAAATAATCGCCTTTAGCAACAGTGGCGCCATAGTTTCTGGCGGCTGGAGCACCAGCGTGTTTGATCGTATGCCAAGAGATAGGGAACTTGTATTTCTTTTTTAATTTAGCCAATTCTTTCTCGCCTTGTTTAGATTTGCCGTCAAAAACAACAAGCCACTCAAACTTTTTGTATTCTTGTTCATTTAAGGTTTGGGCGTTCTTGTTTAGATGCTTCCAGTCATCGCCATAACAAGGCGAAACGATGCTAAAGAGTTTTTGTTCCTTTAAAAATGGATTAGACATATCATTTTCCTTCCTTTGATTAAATACACTGTCTTGAACCTATTTTTAGTATAGGTTCAAGGGGTATATTCATCAATCGCAAGTAATCAGAACTAATCCGCCAGACAAGTTAAGTCTGACTGGGACAAACAAAGCTTTCCAACCAATTGAAATGAACTCATCAATCGGGTCATACTTTGATGCTCCGCCAGCCACAGTGTAGTATTTAACTCCACCGTCAAGCTCAGTAATACCAAGTCCGCCTCGAGACAAGAGAAGCGAGAAGTAAACTGTCGCTCCGCCCGAGCCATTAGCCGAACTCTTGATATTATTGTCAACTTGGATTCTAACACCGCCATATGTTCCAACTACACCTTTCTTCATATTCTCGGGGTCTGTGTATTGGCATGTTGCCTGCCAAGTCGTATCTCCCTGCAAAACTGAAGCGGTATTGGAATGACACACAAGAGCATAGAATCCATCTTCAAATCGGGGTGCATTACGTCCTTCCATTGTTTTAACCGCGTTGCGGATAGTCTTGGTAGTCATCACGTGGTCAGTGGCGTTAGCTGTCGTAAAGTAAGCTGAAACACTGGCGCCGATTTCTGCACTTCCAGTCGTTGAATACTGAATAGCCGAGAAACCAAGCCCTGTTGGGACTGCGTTAGACGAAGAACCGTAAGCTTCCTCAATGATTCTGGTGTCTATAATCCCGCCAGCTTGGTCGGACATCGCATCGCTTGTTTCCGTTACTGTTGAGTTGATCGCCGCCAACTGCGTTACGTCCTGAATAGCTACCGCCCAACCATACTTCTCGATTGTTCCAGAAATCTGGGTGGAAACGATATTACCAGGAGTAATGGGTTCACGACCAGCCGAATACTGAATTCTGGCCGCTGAAACCGTCATTGAAGGAGTAGTTATCCTGGCCCAATAGGCGACCGTCCCATTATTATCCGGTAATTCCGTTGGTGTACAAAACTCACGCATTTTGAGTTTTGCCAAAAACCTCTCCAAAAACCTTTTATTGTAAAAGGATGGTACCGCGCCCGAAAGATCAGCTGTACCTGTATAATCTGCCATATTAAAATCTCCAAATAATTAACCTCTAACTAACACGACCTTTGCCTTCATCAAGTTAGCTTACACGAGGGATACTATGATATTTAGCGTACTCCTCGGATGTCATTTTGCTTTCATCAACCTCTTGTCTGGGGCCGGAAGTACCTACCGCTCCAGCTTTCTGCTTCACCTTCTGTGTTTTGACACCTTCCTTAAAGCTGTCATCTTTGGTCTTCTGCTCACGGGTCTTAAACGATTCATCACAAAGTGCTTTTGCTTCAACCAAAGCGTCTTCAGGGTCAATGTAAAACCCTTGATTACCTTTGTCTCGAATCACTTTTTGCACCGTGCCGTCTAACATAGGATCATTGGCTAACTCGGGATGGCGTCGGACAAATTCCTGCGCCCTAATTTCACGATAAGCGCTAATTGCTTCCTGTCTGGCAACGGGTCGCACTGCCGATTCAGCTTCAGGTTCAAGTGAAGGTTCAACTGGAGTTTGAGGCGTATTAGCATTAAACAAGGCCTGTTCCGCCTGTCGGCGGCGTTCCCGTTCTTTCTGTAATTCAGAAAGCGGTACTTGCTTGTCAACTTCGGGTTCAGGTGTCTCTGCTTCAACCTCCTCCTCTGCTTCTACCTCTGGTGTTTCTTCTGGCTTCTCTGCCGGTTCAGGGGTTTCCACTTCGGCGGTTTGTTCGGTCACTGGCGGGGTAACTTCAGGAGTTTCCGTCTCCTGTTTTTTTTCTTCTGCCATATGGCTCCTTTCAGCAGTTGTTTGCCCAGTTGCGAGCTGGGATTTAATGAGCTATATCGGGAGTGTCGGGAGTGCTGAAGGCGGATGACTCCGACCCCGCAGTGGGGACACTCCCGAAATAGACCATCAAGATTGATTTAATTTATCTGTTTCTTTAGCTAATTTCTTCTGCGCGTCTATCTCTTTAAAAATGTTGTGAAAAGCGTATTTTAAGGATTTTATATGTTTTAACCTCGCCCGTATCTCAAACTCGGGCATAATATCAAATTTGGCATATAAATCATCCTCTAATTGTGCAATTACAGGATCAATGGCCAATTCTCGCCAAGTCCTAAATTCGTTTAACCTGTTAAGAACAAGCAAAAGCTCTAATTTTTTGTCCTCTTTCTTAAAAGGCCACTTCATTTTTCCTTCTTTCAATTAGAATATACGAATTATTTTTTTAATAAGGTTGCCGCCATCATCGGACTGGTAGGTGTTTGCGGTTGGGTTGGTTGCCCTTGCCCCATACCTTGCGGTATTTCTGAATAATACTGGTCTGGTTCCTTGATACCCGCTTTCAACCCTCTCTCGGTCAAAATTTTGTCAATATCAAGCTGTTTGCCCATTGCCAACGCCTGCTGCACCCAACTGTCAAAAGATTGAATCTCTTTCTCTGTATCCTGTTGCGCCATTGAACCAGTCTCTACCCTAACAATCCAATCAACATCAAAAGCCAGTTCTTTTTCAGGGTTCAACCCATTGGAAAGCATATCTTGAGCAATTTCGTTTATTTGCTCAATTTCAAGTATCTGGGCGGTCATTAGGTCATTTAAGGTAATCTTGCCTGTTAATAAGCCCTTGGTTATCTTGACCCACTTAGGGGAAGTTCCGCTCATAAAAACAAATTTAGTCTCGTCTTTGCCCATCATTTTGCCTGCCATCTTGAGCCACTTGTTAACCATTGGCTCAATCAAAGATTCCTCAAGATTCTGTTGTCTATCTGATATAGGCGTTGACCCCTGTTCCACCATTTGATTAATACCAGTGGCTGTCTTTTTGACATTAGCTAAATCTTGGTTATAGACATTAGTTGTGCCTGCGGCAGATTCCATCCTTGTCTGCAGGTAGTTCATCAGTTCAAAACTTACAGGGGGAAGATTAGGCATTGTTTGGTGTTGCGCCATTTGGGGATTAGCCATTACCACTCCGCCCAAACGCCAAGCATTAGATAAAGTTGACTTATCTGAAGTAGTGATATTAGGGTCAACAAACAAAGGCGGGTTCAGGGCTTTAGCCCCCCAGTCAATTGTTTGGTTCAAGATTAAGTCTTTGGCTTTGGCGGGAAGCATAATATCGTCAATCAATCCCAAAGCATATGGCTGTTTGAGAAGTTCAATATCCATCGCAAAATTAAGAGGCGACTCTTCGATACCTAAAACATCATCATCTTCTTGGATAATCCATTGCCAGTTGACAATACGACAAACCTTACTGCCCTCGTATCGGCTTATAAGTTCAAGGTTTTTAGTTTGGTCTTGGTACAAAGACGATCCAGAACGGGTTATTTTGTTCTTGGAGGGATCATTCTGGATATTTTCCTCTGTCTCTTCTTTTTCTAACCAACCCTCAATCTTGTCTAAATTCTTAAAATCTTCTCTTTCTTTTAACTCTTCAAGGGAAACATATTGCCTAATATAATGCACTTTTGATGTTTTCAGGGTCTGGGTCGGGTCAAAAATAATATCCTCTATCGGTATCACCCTAAAATCAGGGTTGTCCGCTTCAGAATCAAAGTAAACTTCAACTGCCGTATTCCCGATAACGCAAAACTCCCTGCCGGCCATTTTAAGTTTAGGTTTTTTGGGGCCGGAAGTATTAATAGCTTCGGGATTATTCCAGAAATAAGAAGCGGTGGCAGTGATAATATCTGTTATCTCTTTAGGCACATCGAAACCACGGCCCAAAACATAAAACTTTGGTTCGCGCTCAAATAACTTCTGCACCACCTTTTCCACAATATCTGGCACAACAGGGTCTGATATTTTGGATTTAGTGGAAACGACCGAAGCTAAAGTAGTATATTGCTTGTAATTCTTATCAAACCTATTGGTATGGTATTTATTGAGAACATTAAACCACTTCGTATATTCGGAGTTGTATTTGTCAATCAAACTTTGATCAGATTTAATCTTTTTATCCATCTCTTAATGAATATACGAATTAAAAAATCCCCCTTTTTGACTTACCTCTTTATTTAAGAGAGATTTTGCTCCTCATCATCATAGGGCATTTTACGAGAGTATCCAATATCCAATAAATCGTGTTTGCCTCGGGCTAAATCAGTTATCTTGTGTCGACAGACCACAAAAGCCCAAGACTTTATTTTACCCTTTTTAGGGTCAAAACTGCCTAATTTAGACCACAAATGCAACCTCAAGTCTTGGGCTATTTCATCTTGGTCTTTGCCTTTAATCCTCCTATATCTGGACATATTGACAATTAAAGGGTCAACAAAAAGTAAAAATTGTTCTGAATAGTTATTTTGCACTTGACAATTATGTGTCTGACAATTATATTGCTAATTCAATCTGTTTAATTGTCTGTTCAATACCAATGGCAATATCAGTGTTTTTGTATTGCAGCGCCGGCCCCTCCCAACTGATTAATAAACCAAAATTATTAGGCAGTGGTTCGCCTTTTTCCACTACATTTTGCGCAAAAATCCCTGTGCTCTTCCATCTTGATAATGCTTCATCATAGCCAATCAAACCTACCTGTTTGGCAATTTTGATAAGCTCTGGGGCGATAACATAACCTACGCCATCAGCATTTTTGTTTTGCTTGAGGATTTTTTTGATTTCCTCAAATGATTTGATTTCTACTTTCTTTGGTTCTTCTACTACCTCTTTCTCTTTTCCAAACATTTTGTCTCCTTATTTAAATATTCTATATTGACTTAAATCCGCGTAATCATCCATCGGAAGTGGCTTATTGTGTTTCGGCAGAAAATATAATCTTGTCAAAGCATCAGCCGCGTCTCTTGGGCTCATATAACAATGCCAGCCAATAAAGTCAAAGTTATCCTTTTTAGGCGGCACTCCAGGGGTTCGCCCGTCAAATCTGGCTCTTTTAAACCACTTTTGGGCTTTTCTGTTATCGTGTAATATCACCCCGCCTTGGCCTAAATTAAGTGTTTTACCCCAGTGTAAAGACAAACAGATATATTGCCCTTTTTTATACATCCCCGAAGTTAAAAGCCGAGCCGAGTCCCAGATAGGATAAGGTTTGAGTTGATACATCCCTTGCCACTTGTCTTTATGGAATTTTACTTTCCCCCCAGCGTGAATAATTGACATTGGCACACTTACATAAGTTTTATGGGGAATAGTTACTTCTTTAACTTTTAGATAAGCGCAACAAAGTAATAGGGCATTGGTGCAAGAGTTGACTACAATAGCATATTTCGCCCCCGCGTATTTAGCAATAGCTTTTTCAAATTGTTCTACAACTCTATACATATTTAGAAATTATGGGGCAAGATCTCCTACTTGCCCCTAAGGCGGTTATTGTACTTCTCGCATGCTACCCACAGAGGGTGTTTGTGCTGAGATATGGCAGCTTGGGTGTCTTTTGGGAGGCATTTGCCACCATATCCTCTTTGTCCATCTTGGTTGATGACCCACCCCCACTTGGGGATATTGCGGTGAAAGGTAGCGCCTTGCACAGCTTCCTCATAGATGGACGGGTCGCCTGTCTGTTCAACAACCCAGTCGTAGCAGGAGTTCGCCAGGACAACCTGTGAGCTTCCCCATAAGTTGCAGAAGTATTTGGCGAACTCGGCCGAGATGGACTTCATCTCCAGGTAGTGTGCTGCTTCGGGCAGAACATCTTTGGCTAAGTCAATCCGAGCAAAGCTCTCAGGCGTGATGCCCAAGATGTAGTAACTCGGATGTGCCAGGTCGGCTTCCATCGTTGCCTCAAAGCCGAACTCCGGCACAAACATCAGGGGGAAGTTGACTTCCTTTTGCAGCTTCTCGGTAGTGCCAGGCAGAACAGTTGAGCGCAAGATGATAAGCCTTGCCTTCTCAACACGGCTTATCGCCTGCCTCACCTGTGTCAGGTCTTGGCGTCCCCCTATGGTCTCCGTGGGAACGCAGATGACGACTACATCCGTACATATCGGCTCTTTGCCTGGGCCAAAGGGGACAACCCCCATAGCTTTGGCAAGGGCGGTACCGACTGTTCCATCTCCTATCACAGCCATTCTCATGCGTTCCTCCTTGCGTACTTGGTATATAGCATCTCCTGAGCCCGCAGTATCTCCTCCGAAGTCATGTTGCTGGTTGAGGTGGTGCAGACATAGGCGTCTGACCTGCCCTTGCAGTGGTGGTATGGGCCGAACTTGACATCGTAGGCCTCGGGGTTCTTGTAGATAGCCGAGCCAGGGTAGACAGCCAGGATGTTGACATCCACTGCGTCAGGTCGGCTTTCCTCCAGAAACTTGTCGGTCTCGGCGATGGTCTCTTGGCTTTCGCCAGGCAGACCGACAATCATGAAGGCCTTGACCCGAAGCCCGACTTCGTGAGCCAACTGGATACAGCGGCGTTGCTGTTCCACTGTCTCGTGCTTGTGGATGTTGTCGAGGATGGTCTGGCTGCCACTCTCTACCCCCAAAGCGATCTCACGGCAACCGGAAGCCTTCATTAGGTTCAGGATGCCCTTGTCAGCGTCATCGGCTCTGGCCAAGCAACGCCAGACAAGGTTGCGGTCATGGAACTTGTAGCACAAGGTCTCAAGGCGTTCCCTGCCGGTCATAAAGGTGTCATCGTAGAACATCACGGCTTGGTAGCCCTGACGCATCACCGAGTCAACCTCGGTCATCACGCTGTCGGCGCTTCTTGTTACCCTTACGCGCCCGTAGACATCCTTGGAGCAGAAAGCACACTCCCAAGGGCAACCCCTTGAGGTTACCATTGTGGTGGCCTTCAGCCCGTCAATCTGGTAGTGGTAGCGATACTCCTGGTTGCAGTTGGGGAAGTGGTGGTCTAAGTCCCTGATCCGTGGGGCGGTGATGATGCCAGTGATGCCTCTCTCGACTATCTGGCTGATGACGGAATCACCCTCGCCCTGAACAACTGTGTCAAAGCCCATCTCCAGCAACTCCTCGGGCTTGGCCGTGGCGTGTGGCCCACCGGCAACCTTCAGCCCTGAAAGTTGGGGTAGAATCTCCGCCATCTGGTTAAGGTGGACGGAACAGCCGGTGACGCCATAGGCATCAGCACCCTCTGGGATTGTGTCTCCCAGACCCAAGTCAACAACGGTTACATTGTGCGCTTGCAGGGCGTTGGCTACATACCAAAGCCCTAGTGGAGGCATAACGGCTTGGTCGATCATAAACGGTGAACTGGGGTTAATCAAAACCACTCTCAAACTTTACACCTCCTTGTCATTTTTATATCTGCCAACTGTTGGGGGCTGTTAAACTTCTGCTTAACTATATAGTCTAAATCTATTATTTTGCCTTTCATAAATTCGTTATTTAGCCACTCTATGCTTATATCGCCTGTCCGATTATTTAAAAACTCATTCTGCACGCTGTTAAAGGGCATTTCCAACACCTTTTGCTTGGGATAGCAAAGCATCAAAGGTTGTGGCAGGGGTGTCTTGTGCATCTGCGCTTCAATATGCGAAGGTATATCAAACTCTAACCTCTCAAGAATAGGTTTAATCTCATTGGTTCTGAAAATGGTGCAGGAGCAAGACATAGGGTAGCCCCAGTCAAGAGGGTATTTTTGCCACTCCCACATCCCGTCTATCATCTTTGGCACTTCAACAGGGGTGTCTTGATCAAAACAATAATTACAATTTCTGCCCAGTCGTAAAGATAAACATAAAATATCTTTGTTTTTAGCAAACTGCTTGAATTGTTTATCTTTTAAGCTGACTTTACCGATGAAAACATCATCATCAGGACAAAACATCACATATGGTTTATTCAATTCTTTCATCACATAATTTTTAAGATATTGTTCACGATATTCAAACCTAACTTGAGGATTATCCTTAATCACCCGCTCATATCCTTTTTTGTATTCGTCGGTGTGCATATAAGTTACATAAATATCTTTAAAGTCGGTAAAACGCTTCATTGAACGAAGCAATAAATCTAACTGGGCGGGGCGGTTGTAACTAAAAACAATTACTTTAAGATTCATATTGTTTTTTATTTTGCCAATTATTTCCATATACTTTAAGTTTAATTCCACATTTAGCGCAAAAATGTATCTCTCTCTTAAATCCACCACCTTTGCAATGAATATGCCACGCCTTGCGTATTTTTCTATAGCAATTAGCACAAGTAAATTCTCTATACTCTGGGTGGGCGAAGTCAATGGGGAATTTCTTGGTGGCTACCTCTAAAATTTTAACTGCCTGTTTGTTGGTTATCATTTTTTTTTATTTTTATATATGCTTCCAGCTCATCTGGCTTACCCAGCATGCTGACTTTCTCATTAGGTATCTCATAGATTGTTACCTTTAATCCTTTCTTAATCATCCAGTTAAAGACCGGAGCATTGTAATACTCGTTATTAACCCTAAAATCTTCTTTCATCATTTCTTTGGCGGCTTGGACAAAGTCCTTGCCTCGCCTATACATAAACAAGCCAATCCCTGCGTGGGTGGAAACAACCTTTTTGGGCTTCTCAACTATCCTGATAACTTCATCGCTGTCTTTTTTGGTGATAGCAAAGCTGTGGTTCAATCCTGTATGCTGATAAGTTAAGAAAGCCCCGTCATAAAACCAGCAAGAGTCAATAAAGTCATCTACCGGCATATCAATCAGCTGGTCGCAAGAGGCCATTAATAATCTGTCATCGGTGTTAATAAGATTCTCTGCTTTCAGGGCTGATTCTGTCGCTCCATCGGTCATATAGGGCAGTTGAATAATAGTTGAGTCTGGTCTTTTGAGTATCTTCTGCATTCTCTCATCCATATGGCAAGACAAGGTGATAAAAATAAACCTATGCTCCCTATATTTAGGCGTTAGGTTCTCAATCACCCTCTCAATCATCGGTTTGCCGTCAACATCAATCAATGGTTTGGGGTCGGTGTAGCCGCCTTGCCTAAAACGATTACCCGAACCTGCCATTAATATAAGTATTGAGATTGGCATAATAATCCTTTCTTGTTTAATAACTTGACAAGTTCTAATCGCAGGTTCATAGTTGGTATCAATGGCACAAAAGGCACAATTAGCATTCCTCCTCCCAATCCTGTTTAAGTTTAAGGTTTTCTTTTACATCTTTGTTATAACTTTCAACCGCCTTTTTGCAACTAAATAAATATTCATTAAGTGAAACTTCATATTCCTGATATGGTGGAGAAACACCACTCATAGCGATTTCAGATTGCGGATTTTCGCGAGCTTCTTTTAATCTTTCTTGCACCTCATTCCACGACTTTGTTTCTGCTCGTTCATTGTAGGTTCTAAATTTCTTGTTTAGACGCCTAATCATTCCTTCTATGCTTTTTTTCTTATATTTAGGTTTCTCTAACATTGAACCAATCAATTCATATCCTGATTTATCAATAATCCTCTTGGCAATCTTAATCTTCTTCTCTGGGACTTCTACACAATAATGCTCAATGTAATCATAGTCTGCCTCAAAAAAAACTAACCATTTATTTTTCATAGTCCCACCTCAATTTTTCCTTCATCTTTTCTCCTTTCCTTATACCTATTATTTCAATCCTCCCATAAATGGAGTCATAGTTTAAGTTGTGCTTTCTTAATACCTTGCAAAGCAAATCATATAGTTTAGTCGGTTTGCCCATATCAGGGATAATCAGCTTCTTACCCTCTAAATATCCCTGCCATATTTGCTCAACTGCTTTTTTGGCCTCTATGCAATATCTCTCCATATCCAAATCGGTAATCTTTATCTTTTTATTCTCACGGATTGCTTGTTCCCAAACGGGTATCACTGACCCGGAACTGGAGGTTATATTGCCCAATCGGGCTATGTATCCGTTATAATGGGCGCATAGTTTCTCGCCTAACGCCTTGGTAAAGCCATAAGTTGAAATGGGCTCAACCGCTTTGTCTGAACTGATAAAGAGAATCTCGGCATTATTCTTGTATGCTTCGGCGAACAACCTGCCTGATTTAACAACATTATTCTCAATAAAGTCGTGAGGGTTCTCCTCTCCCAAAGGCAAATGTTTGTAAGCTCCGCAATGAATAACCACATCGCAGGGATCTTGGTCATATCGCCACATCTCAAAATCCTTGAGCATAATCTTAATAGTCGGATATTCGTTTTTAAGTTCTGCCACTGCCCATTCATTGTTGTCAACCACAATAACCCTGTGTTTTAGTTCCAATAAATACTTAACAAACTCTTTACCTAAACTGCCTGCTCCGCCGGTTATTAGCACATCCATATTCCCTCCTTAACCATAGATAGGAATTTCAGCACCGCCAAAACCCTCCCTATGGCCTATTATTCTTAATGGTTTATCTTCTTTTTGGTTTGACATCACATAATATCTGACAGCATCGCAGAAATCATCGTTTTCTTTCTTGGGCACTTGTTTAAACTGCCCATCCTCACCCCTTACCTCCTGCCACTCATACTCCTCAATCTGCCTTATTCCTTCGCTTAAGTGTTCTGATATGGTCATCCTTGGCTTATTAGTCAAGGGATTTATCTGCCAATACTCGGCTACCTTTGCCACCCCAAGTTCAATGTCCTTGTCAGTTTCAATCACCTGCCAACCAAGCCGTTTTAAGGATTCAATCAAGTCTGGTCTGGCTGGATCAGGGACTATGCCTCTAATCGTCAATCCCTGCGTCTGTTGCCTCATTTTTTCTGAGACTTTGTCGATTGTAAGTCCTTCCTCAAGGAAGCCATCAAAGATAAATATCTCTTCCCCTTTACACTCAAACCACGCCACCGAAGTTGGATGCCCGACGGCAAACCCAAAGTCAATCGCTCCATAAGTCGTAGCATCGCTTGCCGGATTCCTTCTCTCTTTGCAGTGTAAATCTCTTTTGAACATAGGCCAGACCGCCCCTGACTTTTTGGTAAATTCGGCCATAATCTCTTGTTCAAATCTTTCAGGCGACATCGTTGTCTTGGCCTCTTCAATTTCTTCTGGTTTGATATATGGATTGTCATAGGTGGTAAAATGGAATCTATCCCAATCTTTTTTATCCTGTGTTGATTCCCATAATTGATAAAAATGGTTATAGCCTTTGGGGGTGCTGATAAACATTGCCCAACCGCCACTATCAAACAACATTGGCCGAACAATCTCCTCCCAGACAAAAGGCTTCATAAAAGCATACTCATCCATTACACAACCGGCTAAACCTACACCTCTTAAACTATCCTCATTGTCCGCACCCTTTAACTTAATGGTTGAGCCGTTGGTTAAGTAAAAACTTAACTCTGTTTCATTCTTACCTGCGACCCAACTCAAGGGTATTAAGTTAATCAACATCCGCCAGATAATCTCTTTGGATTGTTTATATGTTGGCGAGATAAACCAATAGTCGCCCTTGAGCTTGACCGCTTCTTGTAAAAGAACGATTGAGGCAAAATAACTCTTGCCGAACCTTCTGCCAGCTCTAACTATTTTGAACCTCGCCTTCGACCTCATTATCTGGCTTTGCGATGGATGCAACCGAATTTCTTTCATCTGATAAAATTATTTTAAGTTCTGTCTTGTGTTCGCTGTTTAAATCAACCGGCTGTCTAGGCAACCCGTCAATCATCTTAATCAATAATTCCCTTTTTCTTTTATCTTTCCAGTAGTCATCAATCAACTGCTTATATTCCTCTGGGTCTTTTTTCTTTATTTCGCGCAAACGCCTTTTTAAATCAGTAAGAATAGAAATAGTACCTTTGGGTTTGCCAGCCGGATTACCAGAAACACCCTTTTTAAACTTAGTGTCCTGTTTTTTCCCTGTAATTTCAGGATTTACCATCACTTAAAATTAAGTTTTTATGATTCCTCTTTTTCTCAATTCTGTTAACGCTTCTTCTTTTATGTCCCAAACTTCAATTCCTATTGCTTCGTCATCCACAAAATCTTCTTTGGCTTGCACTAAATCATCTTCGCAACAATATGTATACCATTGCCCTTTTTTAACCTTTTTCATCTGACAATATTAAATTTTTAATATTTCTTTCAACCATCTTTTGTGGCAATCCTACTAATTGTTTTTGCTCCCCATTTTCATAATCAAGAATTATCCTATACTCAAATAAACCTTTATTTGTCTTATAAAAATACCTATTACCTTTCTTATATATCTTTATTAATTTCTCATTTTTCATCTGAAAGTATTAAGTTTTTACCAACCATATTTAACAAACTATTATAATCTTGTGTGTGCACATCTAACAATACCTGCGCGCAATCTTGGGTCACTTTAATTGTCGGATCACCTTTGGAATTTATTGCGATGTCACATTCAATTTCCATAACTTTTAATAATCTCAATACTATCTCTCACCCCTTGCAAGTAAATACTTGTCCAATCAAATCCTCTTGCCCATTCAGACTTCCATTTAATTTCAGATATTATCTGCTTGAGGATTTTATTGGTTTTGTCAGTCGTCATAAAATTTAAATTTATTATCCTTTAATACTTGGTATAAACCTACTTCCAGGGTTTTGATTTTATTGTGTTCTAACCCCAATTCATACATATAATCCAATGCTTCTAAAATTTCGTGCAGTAAAACAGCTCCCATAATATCTGGTTTAGCATTATCATTTATCTCAATCTTATTGGTATTAAAAATACAATCACCGTGTCTACCTGATTCAGTCATTAATTCTTTACTTTTTATCACCTCAAAATAATGACCGCCAATTTTAATTTTTTGAGGAATTTTCATTGACGCTAATTAAGGGGCAGTTATTCATAAACTTTTTGGCTTCTTTTTTATCCACAATAAAATACTTTTTGTTATTAGAATCTTCAAAGGTCAAGCTTCCTTCCCATTCTGTGAATAATATTTTATATTTCATTTCTTGGGTTTATATCCATTTCTTAGCAATAAATCAACTTCCAGTACTTATTAAAATTCCTATGCAATTCTATTATTTCATTTGAGGTGATGAGGGATAGTGGTTTTTCTGGGATAATCTGTTCTAACGCATTTCTGTATTCTCTAAATTTAATATAAGGGGCATTATAATACAGAATATCATTGATTAAATTTAATCTTTTATCAATAGAGCGGGGGCGATAACATTTCCAAGTTGGCATCACAGGTTGACCTAAAAAGAATCTGGCTTGTTCCGAAGCTTCCAATTCTCTTTTAATAAATTGTTCAAAGTTATTGTTCATATTAGTCCCCACTTTATAGCCAGACCTATACCAAATGGGATATTAAAAATTCTTTTTTGCCAGTATTAAAGATTTTAATGTATTTCGGTTTCCATATTTGCCACCATTGTCTATCTGGGTTTTCTATAATATCTTCAATCCACTCTCCTTTCATCTTTTCCTTTCTGTTAATTTCTGGTTTAATAATTCAATTTGCTCCTTGCCTGTTAGACAGGTTTTTTATCTTTACCAATAGTTGAAAAATAATAATTAAAACTGGGATAGATGCGTTTCAAAATCTTTTTAATTCTGTAATTATTTATTATCTTCATTTCCCCATCCAATCTTTGGCATTTTTGTTAATATTATCTTGGCAAGCATTCCAACCCATTTTGTAAAAAACATTGGCTTCGCATGCTGGTTTATAAGTTATTTTCTTTTCAGAGCAATACTTCAATGTTTGTTTGGCTACTTGGCGGGCAAAATCTAATAAATCTTCATTTTTCATAAAAATATCAGCGTAGGCAGGGTCTTTAGTTTGATAACGTCTATATCTTATAACTAACCAACTTCCTACAAGTCTCTCAACCCATTTTTCCAAGTTTTCAGGTTCCTGAATCATAAATTCTATCTATCCAATATTTTTGTCTTTTAATTAAAACCTTGGCTCTTTTAATCGCTTCTTTTGCATTTGATGCTAAAACTGCCAAACTAATATATCTAATTTTTATTTTTTGACTACAATATTTATCATCACAATGTCGTTTTTCGTCCCAAGCTGAAATTTTAAATGTTGCTTTTTTCATCTTCTCTCCTTTGGGTTCTTTTTTCATAAGTGTTTTTTAGATAATCTGATACTCCAGACGCATTTTTTAAATCTTTCCTTAACTGCCTAAGGGTTACTTTTTTGCCTTCAATCTCAAACTCTACAAATTCTGAAAACTCTGGATATTTAGGAATTATTGTTTTATCTTTTTTCATCTTTTTTCTTTGTATAATACCTCTTTTGTGCTTCAACCCGTTTTTTATAACATTTCAAGGAACAACAATTATGTTTATAAACTTCCTCCAGTTTTTTCCTGCACCATTGACATTGTTCATTTCTCTTTAAGCCCCGTTTTATCCTCCATTGCTTCATATATTTTTTCCTATATTTCTTGACTTCTAGTCTTTGATTGTATTTTTTGTTATACCTTTTTAGTGCCTCCAAATTATTCTTATAACACTTAAGAGAACAACATCTGCTCTTGTAGATTTTCTTCAATTCGTGTCTGCACCAACGGCATAGTTTATTTCTTTTTAAATGTTCTCTTATATTCATAATTTCCTCTCTGGCGAGCTAAATTCTTCGACTATCTCTTTATGTCTTTGCTCTGCGTCTTCCCAAGTATGGTATCGCTCTTGTTCTCCATCTCTATCCCCGCCAAAAATCATTGTCTCAAACAATAATGGCTCTCCTTTTCCAAAATTATGGTCAATCCCTAAAAATACAGTAGAAACTTCAACATCACCGATAATGTCATAAGCAACTCTCAGATTATTTATATCTTCAAAAAACCTTGCCCAAGTCATTAAATCGGTTTCTATTAGTTCGTGATTTTTGCCAAGTATGTATTTTTTGTTTGTCATTTTTATCCTTTCTATTTATCTTCTGGCGAGCCAAGGGCTTGTGGCTTCTTTAAATCAACTTCTTTAATTGCTAATCTCATTATTTCATCTTTGAATTCTTTGGCTTCTTTGGTTCTATTATCCAATCTTTCAAAGCCATCATTTTTATTCTTTTTAGCTTTTAGCCAAAGTCTTTTTAATTTTGGATGATGTATTAACATATTTTTGCCTTACACACCAGATGTTTATATCTGTTCTGCTTTATCTTTTAATTCCTCCGCCTTCGCGATCAACTCACTGGCTTTGTCTAATAATTCTTGTTTCTTTTTGTTGTCCTTACTATCAGGTTCAATCCCTGTAATCTCGGTGAATATCTTCCAGTCGAAGTTGGGCAGATTAAGAAACTTTGTCCTGTTTTCTGCCGTAGTTTCTCCCCAAAACACCTTCCACGCCTCTTCGTAAGCTAATGTTTTTAAATATCCGCCCATTGTTTCCCAACCCTCAACTTCGTCTTTTTCCTTATCCGTCATATCTTCTTTGTATATCCACCTATTGAGAGGAAAATTGTCCCAATCGGGGCAGGCATTACTATCGTAAAAATCAGATAATTTAATATTTGTCTCTTTGTTAAAAAATCTGGCATATGGTTCATCAGTATTAAAACAGCCTGAGTTCCTGTAGCCTGAGTTCCAGTTGCCTGAGTTCCAGTTGCCTGAGTTCCTGTGGCCTGAGTTCCAGTCGCCTGAGTTCCGGTTGCCTGAGTTCCAGTCGCCTGAGTTCCAGTCGCCTGAGTTCCTGTAGCCTGAGTTCCAGTTGCCTGAGTTCCAGTTGCCTGAGTTCCAGTCGCCTGAGTTCCAGTTGCCTGTATTTTCTTCCCCTGTATTATTTTTTGACATCTTCCTCCTAAAATTTAATTTATATATCTTTTTCCGCACTCATACCCCACATAATCTTGGTTACTTCGTAGGGATACATCTTATTCACCGAGTTATAAGTCTTGAGTTTGCCAATGGTATCCTTATTCTTGTAAAGCGCGCCTTGCCCTAATTTCTGCGAGACATAGCTTATCCCTTCCTCTATGCTTCCCCATTGGGTTTTGCCTGAATTCCAGCCCCAGAGGTTCGTGCCGTTCTTGGCACTGCCGCAACTCTGCTCCTGCATACTTATCGCTGGGAGTAGGCGGTAATCAATCCCTGCGATATCAGCCGATTGAACATATACTTTGCCAAACCCTACCTGTCTTGAGCATCTGAAATCTTTTAAGAACCATCTCTCTAATTCATCAGGTCTGGGGTCATACGGTGGCACGGGGGTAATCTTGGGGATAATCAGGATTTGTTTTACTTCTTGTTTAGGCGCTTCTAAAATCTTCTCATTGAAAGTTAGTTTTAATGTTTTTGTTTCTGTCTCACTGGCATTGGCGATTAGGAAGCCAAACATTATCAAGATTAAAGAGAGGATAATAATCACCAGATAGTAATGACATTTTTTAATGTGTCCTCACTCTTTAGTTAATAAACTGGTGCTTTTCAGGTTACACACTGTCAGTCGGGACTGGGCTACAAACCTCTTATCACCGCTCTTTAATTGGTATTTCTATATCACTTTTAGGTATCCGATAAGTACACTCTTTTGCCCTTTTACAAATCCCAACACAATCAATACACTCTTTACATACTCTCTTACACTGCCATTTGTGGGGGGTATGGATTGCTAAAAGTTGTTTTTTCATAATCTTTAATTAAATATTTGTAAATAATCTTCAGATTGAAACTTCAGATTGAAATCCTTATAAACCATAGCAACAAATACCACCAAGACAATAAGCATAAAGACGGCAACGAGACTGATTGTGAGGTGGGGTTTCATAACTTAAATCCTATCTCATAATCATATACTTGCTTAAAAGCCAAAAATACCTTGAATATACCTTTTGTTTCCCTATCCAACACCTCCCACGAATTGGAATCTTTATCGAGATGAAGAATCTTGGAATTTTTAACATCAGGCAGACAAGCAAGATAGGCGACTAATTGCACCGATTCCTGCCCGTCATATAAATTCCCTGTCTTAATGTCGATTAAAGTTTTAACCCCGTCAATTAAAGCAATCGCATCAGCCGTCCCGCCATATTTATATTTTTTATTTAACAATACCTTTTCGCTCTCCAACCACTCCCAACTCTTAGTCACCAGTTTAAAATTTTCCAGAATATCATTAAGTTTGTCAGGTAAGGTTTGTTTTTGCCCGCCAATATGCGCTTCAACTATATTATGCACCTTTTCGCCAAACTCTCTGGCCTCGTTTGAAATTCTGTTACACTCCTCAGTTCCGTTTTTGCCATACCAAAATAACAAAGGTTTAGCCGCACGATGCCCGATAATCGAGGTTACGCCAGGGACTGATTTGCCGTTGATTAAATATTTGTTTATTTTTCTCATAAGTCAGGATCTGCGCCAGAAAGTAAAAGGGGGTAAGCCTCCTGGCGCAAGTCCCGCCTTATGGGCGGGTTTGCTTAAAAGGGAATAGAACTTGCGTCAACTTCTTCTTGTTCTTTTTTAGGTGGTTCGTTGCCATAAGGGTAACCTGTTTCATCATCAGAAGGCGGCACTGCTTCTGCGGTATCTTTATTAACTTGTATTTCTGGTAATTCTTCCTTGACGCTTTGGTTTGTTTCAGCGATTGGTTTAATTTCTTGAGTCTTTTCAATTTTGATTAAACCATCACCCATATTGACCACCGTAATTATCCCACTGGAATACTGGGCAAAGAAAGTGGCTGTTTGGACTATTTGTTTGCCTGTGAGGTATTTAAGGGCTTTTTTAAGCCCCTGTTTGCCCATCTTAGACATTAAAACGCTTTTAGCCACATTGTATGCCACTGCGTTGCCTAAAGCGTTCTGGCGGATAATCTGCTCTTGTGTGCGCGGATCGTTCTTGCCTCCGCTGAAGCCGCCTGCTCGTTCCTTTTTTAACCTTTTGCCATACTGAGAGGTTGTAATCGTGCCTTCTACCATACTGCCCACTACGGGCACGGGTGTTTCAGGTTTTTGTAATACTTCTACCTGCCCCTCTTCGCCTTCAAGCCCAAGGCCATAAACCGCCAAGAGTGTGCCGTTAGGCAAGGTTAAGTCTTTGATTTTGATTGAACTTAATATCTTGTAATTCATTTTGTCCTTCCTATTACCTTTATGGCTTTATCAATTGTTATTAAACAATCTGCCAATACCTGATTTAATCTCGCACACTCTTTTTGTAATTGCTCTTTACTCCAATTTTCAAAAAATTTAGGATTAGTGTTTTTCATTTTGCCTCCATTTCCATCCCTTTATTCCCTCTCCTTTAATATCTTGTCCATCATCTTTTTCCCAATAATCCAGCTCGTCCGGGCAAGTGTGGCCTATTGACTCATAATACTTCTGCCCACAGAATTCGCACTCAATCTCTATGCTTTCTAATTGTCGTTTGGTTAAGCTCATCTTTCTCCTTTTATTGATTGAATAGTTCTAAAAACATATTCTAAATCTTCACTATCATTTATTTGAACGCCATCAAATTCCAATCTTTGGTTTTCTTCATTAAAAGTTATTCTTTTTTTCCAATTATTCTCTTGTTCCATAATTCCCCTTTCTAAAACTTAATTTTTAAAACTTCGTTGTCAAAACTTCTCATACTTGCTTTGAATCGCTCGACACAATCATCAGTCTCGGCGGCAAAAGCAATACTGTCTTCAGTGATAGGATTCTCTAAGTCCTCAACTCTGAAGTTTTTGAACATCCCTTTTAACATCTTGTTCCCTTTCTTTTAGTTTATATTTCATTCCCTTTTTGCTTTTTGCCAGTTCGCTAAAATGCTTTGCGCCATATTTAGCCAGAGTTGTAGTTCCCCCTTTGCGCCCGCGTTCTCTTAGATCATTTAGCATACAAATATATTATACCGCTCGCAATATGTGTGTCAAGTGTTTTGCAACCTAACAGCCCAATATCGCAATAGCAAGCCATAATCACCCAAAGATTGCGACCAAAATGATGAATACAATCAACGACATAATCGGCACACACAACAACCATAGGAAATAATATAGACAGGTTTTCATAAATTCTTGTATTTTTTTAATAACCAAATAAACAAACCCACCCGATTATTGGCCACCTTAATCGCTTCCTTGAGATCGTCTAAGGCGTGCCGGACAACCCATTCATTCTTACATTCCCTAAGCCAGCGTTGGGGTTTGGTTTGGGTGATTTTAGCGCATTCGCAAGCCAATAAATATACCTTATTGGTTGGTTTTGTCTGTTTTAATACCTTTAATTTACGCTTGAATTTGTTTAGATCCATATTGCATATCCTCAATCAAAATACCTGCTTTATTTTTTTCACGCGGCAACCAAATTATATCCACTTTTTTATCTTCTAATTTTCTTTTAATTTGTCTTAAATATGGTATCAAATGTTTCTTGCGTGCTTTCCAAATTCCATTAACCAGATTAACTGCCAACTGCGAATCAGAGTAAATTGTATCACCATTTTTGGCATAATCTAAACCAAGATAAATCGCCATTAATTCGCCTTCGTTATTGGTTTTGTCCCCAATGCGTTCTTTATAAAATTCAGTCCTTTTTAAAACAACAATAAAAGTATCTTGTCCCTCTTGTCCGTTTTTATAAGTCTCTGCATCTACATATATTTTACTCATACAATCACTTTACGCTACTTGAGAGCCTATTTGTTAGTTATGGTAGTTAGATAGTGTAGGTAGGTAGTTATTAAGCATACTACTACTTCAGTTAGTATGTGGTGATTGTTGAACAGAGCAGGCTTTCGTCTTTAGTAGCACCTGTTGTCAAATGCCTCTTTCGTCAGGTCTTATGCTTCCTTAATAACTATGGTAGGCAGGGGGTCCTTCGAAACTTTTTTTCTTTAGAGATTGCCTAAAACTCTTTATTCTAACTAAATTTATGCAACCAAAAACAGGTCTCTTGCGAAACCTGCTCTTGGAATATATGAGAAAACCTCAAAAACTCTAATTGTCGCTAAACACCTAATTGTTTTAAGGTCATCCATATATTATTTTAAGTATAAATCTTGTTAAAAAGTTTGTCAAGGGGCGGGGCTGATAAGACCTCCTTAGACTAACTATTTTTGGTAAATAAGTTTAATTAGATTTGTTGGTATATCTTTTATCGGCACGATTTTATTTTCAGTAATCCCCCATCCCTTTTTTGATATTTTGCTTTCAAATCTATCTTCGTTTTGTTTAAACCAACTTCTGAAGTCTTTTAAAGGTAGACGATAAATATAAATCTGCTCGCCGAACATGCCATAGATTAAAAAATCGGCCTTAGAATAATCAATCCATCCTGCCGAGTTTGTATTCGTGTCTTGTAAAATTTCTACGCAGATGTCATCCCAGACTTCCCGCCTTGCTTTTTCCTCGACGGTAAATATGTATGTTTTGTATCTTAACTTGGCATCATAAAATTTATTGTCTATTCTGGAAATAATATCAAATCCTAATTTGCGGTAGATTTTATTGAACATATCTTTATTTTTCTGTTCAAAAGTCAAGTTTTCATTGAAAGTGTTCATGCTTCTAACCCCCATGTATCCCATCCATCAACTTTTTTTCTGGCAAATAGTTCTATTTTTTTAGTATCGGGATACAAGGTTTCAATTATTTTTCTAAATTTCTCCGGTTTCTCGGAGTGCCTTAATGATTTTTCTACTTGTTGAACTGAATCTATACTCTGTATGGTTTTGCCATCACAAAGTGGGGCGTAATTTCCCTTAACAGCAATAATCAAAATCTCATGTCTTACAGATGAATAATGACCTAAGTTGGGTTTTATTTTATCCCAGATAAAATTAGTTTTATATTCAAATCCCCATGCTTCCAAAACTTCATTCAGCCAGTTAAGTTTAGGGGCGGTAATCCACATAAATAAAACACAATCATCAACGGATATTTCTTTAACTTTTTTGCTAAATTCTTTAAGTTCTTCTAAATTCATAACTGGATAATTATTTTCTGGACTTCTTGTCGCGCCAGTTGACAAATCAACATCATACTCCCACGGAGGGTCAGCATAAATAACCTGATATTTTCCTTTAGGCAGTGGCGGCGTGGGTAGTTTTTTAATTTCTTTGACGAGTTCTCTTGTCTCTCGGCTTGATAGATTGTTCTTCGAAGCTTCTTCTAAAATTTCAAATCTTTTTTCACCCGCTTGAGCCGCTTCAAAGTGAACAGAAAAACTTAAATTGTCATGGCGACATGACAAATCAAAAGCATCAGACACCCAAATATAATTTCTAAAAGTCCCATAGTCCATATCTAAACTTGCCGCTGTTGCTTTCGCCTCGCCATATTTTCTTACACCAAAATTCCACCAATCACCAATCCAAAAACCACACGACTTGTGCATCATTTGCAGTTGTAGTCCTATCTGCTTCCAGTCAGTATAATTTAAGTTCTCATCAAAAGTTAAACCAATTAGAGATACCTTACATTTTTTTATTTCTACAAGTTCTCCCATCTCCTTTATCCTTTCTTAAATTAAAAAATCAGCACTTAGTATCTGGGGCAGGTGCATCAAAGACACACCCTTATTAGGGGCAGTTTTCCTACCCCAGCTACTAAAAGCTGATTGTAAATTTGGTCTTTGATGCATTAGCTAAATTATACAGCAATCGTTTTTTCTTGTCAAGTTTTTAATAGATATTTAATTTTTTGCTACAATTCCACCACCCCCTTGTCGTGCCAAACCTGCCCTCTTCACTCCATATTTTGTAAGCCCAAGCAATATTGATTTTGTAGTCTAAAAGTTTATCAATATTTGGTCTGCCCTTAAGTCCGCGAATCTGAAATACCCCGTAACTATGTGGAGTTATCCACAAGTCCCCCACCCTTGCAGGATTAAGTCCTGATTCGCAAACAGCGATCGCCCGGGCCTGATTGTAATCCCAAGAATACTTTTTAATCTCTTGCTCAACAGCTGTAAGCCCCATAGACGCGGAGGGCGACATTTCTGCCGCCCTAACTTCGTCAACAGCTGTTATTTTGACTCTACTGGCTGTTCTGTCTGCAACTTCTCATAATCCTGTCTGTCCACGATCACCAGATTGGCTTTTAGATAAGAATAAGCAATAAGCGCGAATAACAGGATAATCCCTACCAAGACTGCCACAGCAACCTTATAAGGGTTCTTTCTGACTTTTGTCTTTTCCATTGTGTCCTCCTTTTTATTTTTGTATTTTTGTTTTGAGCGCTTTTAACGCTATATACCTATTATACGCCTCTTTTTTGTATTTGTCAAGTAGGGTAGGGCAGGGGAGGAAAGCGAAGGGTGTTTTGGCGTCGTCGCCAGTTGTTGTTGTCCCTTGTTTCTGATTCCCCTGCCCAATGGTCAGGCCGACCTTCTTGGCCGTTAGGCGACCGTGAACTCCACGATGAACTGCTTGCGGTGGTCTGTGCGCCGTTTCATCTTCGTCTTCTCCTTGCCTTTCGGCAGGCCACGACAGAAACGTGTCAGCTTGTGGGGTTCTGTGGCTGTATCACCTCCTTTTTCTCGCCCTGCGGCGCCTGTCTTGTACTGACTTCTTCATCGGCACGAAGTTTGCGGACAAAGCCGATAATGATACTCTCGGCTTCCGCCCAGGAATCGAGGAGGGTATTGCCGAACCTCGCTCCGAAGCGAACCTTGAGCCGTACTTTGTCCCCTTCTTCTGTAAGCTCAAGGTTTACCCTCCTGTGCGATGAGGCGATGGCGAGCTTCACGCTTTTTCCTCCTCTCTTGAAGGAAGTTCAGGGTGAAGGTCACGATGAAGAAAACGACTAGAACGGCTACCGCGAGCCATTTCAGGGCGTTACCTCCTGTTGGATAAAGTTATTAACGGGGCGGGAGTTGATTATTGCTATCAACATATTTTACTAATAGGGGTAATGAACCTCACCAAGCCCGCCCGCCACACACCGCTTGTAAGCGGCAATTATCACAAAAAAGGTTAGTGTGGAAAGAGCTTTTTTGCTATCCTTCTCGGCAATAACGGAAGGAAAGTTATATCTTGCTCTTGGCAAGGCAAAGCTCCCAATACCTCGAAGAAATGGGAGCTTCGCTTCGCTATGAGGCTATATCTTCTCTTCTCCTCTAATAGGCTCAACAATGCCTTTGTAAACAATCGTTGCCAAAGCAAAGACAATTAAACTCTTGCTTGCTACATCAGCCAAGCCAAATTCTGCTGGCTTGGTGATAAGGATAGCAACAATCGCCACCACAACTGAAACCACAAAAGCCAACGACAAAGCCAGGTACTTTTTCCAGCCTGTCAGCTTTTTAATCAGCTCTGTCAAAAGGGGGGCGACAATCCCCGCAATTCCAAGCGCTAATACTTCCATAAATTCCTTTCTTATTTAATATGCAATATCTTTTTTATATAAGTCAGGAGTGTCTTCAGCCAACCAATTATGATAGGTGGAGTTGGGGGCGTAGGTTCTGGTTCTACGGGTTTTTCTTCTTTTTTTTTCTGCAAGTCATCAATAGCTTTGATTATTGCTATTTTGTTGTCCTCTACCCCTAATTTATCAGCTATGGCTATTAATTGGTCTAGTACGCCATCAAAATCACTTCTTGGCACCACATCCAGTTCTGTTATGTTCTTGCTCCAATCGCCTGTCATCATTCTTGAGGCCGCTTCTAGATTGTCAATAAGAATATAACATTTGTCATTGCCCTTGAACTTGGTAACTTCTGGTTGGGTCATTTGGATAATTGTTCCTCCCGCCCAGTCTTCAGGGGCTAGGTGACCATAAAGGGCATCGCTTTCAAACTTAATTGCTTCTGTCCATTTTTTCATAGGTTCTCCTTTGGCTAATTCTATTATTTTGTCTATATCTAAACCATTCGGACACGCTGTTTTTACAAATTCGTTATGCCCTTTAATTGTATCACGGTTAATAGGTAGTCCGTATCGTTCACAAATTTCTTTTATAAGTTTAGCCGAAGTTTGATAGGTTGCTTCGCTGGCTGGTCTGTCTGGCGTAGCTGAATGCTCAATGGATATTGACCATTGGTTTATTTCCCAATTCCCAACAGCCCAAGCGGTTGCTCCCTCTCTGACACATTGCCAAATTGTGTTATCTTCAATCACATAATGGGCAGAAGAGACCTTGTTATTTGGTGAGGCAAACCAGTTGGCCGCACTTTGTCCCGTGCCTTCGCCTATCCAATGGCAAACTATATATTTTACTCCTTTGCGCCCCTCAGTAAATTTGTTTGCTTGTTTCCAGATAGTATTCATAATATCTCCTATAAATATTTAAAAACTAATTGAATTAATATGCCCACAACCACCCCGACAAGCCCTGCCCAAATCAGGATTTTGTAACCCAGTTTCTCCAGTTTATCCACCCTTTCTATCAGCTTGCTTTCTTCGTCTGGGCTTAATCCTTGGGCAATTTTTGTCTCAATATTCTCGATTGAAACCTGCATATGGGCTAAATGGTTTGTTTTAATTTCAGAAATATCTTTCTGGATATAATCTAAACAGGTGGCGGTTTTGATAGCCATATCTCTCAGTTCTTTAATTTCATTTTCCTTGCTGCAAGGTTGAGTCATACCTTATTTTTTATTTTCCTTTTTTGGTTCTTTGGGCTTCGGTTGCAACATCTGGTTGATTTTGCCCAATAACTGGGCTACTGCCATTGATTCTGCCCCTTTGATGTCAGCCCTGCCGATTAGTTGGGCGATTGCTTGTAGTTCTTCTTTGGTAAATTCCATAAATTATTTTTAAGTTATTAAAATATCGGGTTTCGCATTTTCCGCTTCTCGGGTAATCTCAACCGCCTTATCAATTCTATTTGATTTTACCACTTCCTTGACAAAGTTAATAATTTGTCTTTTAGCAAATTGGGCTTTGGTCTCATCTTTTAATTTTTTCTCGTCATAATTGTAAGCCGAACACAAAGCGTCAATGACTTCGGTCAGTTTGTCATCTGGAATCGTGATTGAAATTTGCATCTTACTCCTTCCATTGATTTATTATTTAGCTTTAGGCGGCGGCAATAAGCCCGTGAGTTATTAAGGCATCTCTTATTGCATCAATAACTCCATCTGTCGTCGCATCGCCTGAATTTATTACATCGTCTATACGGTCATCTATCACTCTATTATTTACTACTTGGACATCGTCAATCTTTAATACTCCCGTTAAATTTATATTTCCAGCGACATCAAACTTCTCTCCGGGGGCACTATCGCCTATCCCCACCCTGTCCGCCCCTGCGTCTAAGTATAGCAGATTAACATCAGTGTCGCCCTCTACTCTTGAGTCAGCGTCAGCCCCTTGTTCGTTAAAAACAAAAGCCCCATTAATATCAATTAACGCTAAACTCTGGTTGGAAGTATTCCAACACTCAAAAATATTGCCTGTCTGGCTTGCTTGGGGTATTAACAGAAGAACTCGTCTTGCTGTCCCTGTGTTATTAACAATATGTAACTGTGCGGTTCCGGGCGTAGAGGCAGTCCCCGTCCCCAGTGTCATCACACCGCCTGAAAAATGCTGAAAGCCATACTCACCCGTCCTACTGTAATAGCACATATTAGCTTTAGTGCCGATAGTGCCCAAATTAGTGCCAGAAGGATAGCGGAGAATTATACCAGGATAACCGCCAGGTGTGGTAAAAATAATATCAGACGCAGTTGCCCCAAAATACCAAGTTTGCGCTCCACTTGCGGCAAGTTTAGAACGAAGCACAGCATCTTTGTCATACCATTGCTGTAAATCAGCCGTGCCTGCCCCGCCGCCTTTTAAGGTGAGAGGAACGACATCGGTGGCGGGGGTGATGTTGACTGCTCCTGTTAGGTTGCCGCCTATAAGTTTGAGGTAGGTTGTGTCTAAATTGGTGGGGTCTATTTTGAGGTTGCCTGAATCGTCAACTTGTATTCTCCTCAAAACACTATTGGCTGAATCGTGGCCCAACAGTTCAATCTGTGCGACCTGAAAAGTAGGGTCAAAACCCATATTCTGCATTTCCTGCGGTGTGTCTTTAATTTGCTGTTGGGTCATATTGCCACCTTTATATTGCCTGAACTATCTACTTGAATTCGCCTTAAAACATTATTAACAGAGTCGTGGCCTAATACTTCTGCCTGCAATACTTCAAACTCTGGATCATAAGACATATTTTGAATTGTTTGTTCTGTTTCAAGCGTTGTTTTTGCCATATTCTATTAACTTTTTTAATTGAACAGAGTTTAAATCAGCAATATCCGCTTTTAATAAATTTTCTTTTTCCGCGACTGCGTCAATTAGTTTTCTTTGTATTCTAATAAATTCAAGTAATCTTTCTATCTTGGTGTAAATATCCATTTTTTGGTCTATGCGGGCTTTTTTTAAATAATCAGTCAATAAGTCGTCATATGTCTCTTTAGTGTCTTGTAAGCCATTTCTTGTCATTTCTTCCCTTAAAAAATTATCTATCTCTTCAGATTGGGCTTTAACCTCAAAATGGTTCAGTTGGTCTTTATAATCAAGCAAATCAACCATCAAGGGATGGTGTTTTATCTCGGCATAAACGGAAGGCGGCAGGTTTTCTTGCTCACTAACTATCTCTGGGGGGGTATCGTTTCTGGGAGCTTGTTTAATCTCTTCTTTGGTTTGTGGTACCGCTATTTTAGCTATTGTCGAATCGTTTTTTAAGATTTCCATTTTTTAATTCCGCCTCCTCCGGCTTATATCTAATTCCCATTGGGCATTTAATACATCTGGCGTTCATATACCCCTCCTCATCAAAATCATAATCTGCGTAATGATGTTCGCACGAACCGCCTCTGTAAATTACTTTTGGCTTGGAACGGATAACTACCTCATCGGCGCTTTCGGCTTCCGCTGGACTTTCGTCTGGTTGTTTTTCTAACTCTCGATCCATACTTGGTACTCCACTTTCTGGCAAGACTGGGTTTTTTAGCCCAGAGATACCTTCTTTGTTTCTCTGACTTAAAGGGACTCATAAAACCTCCTTAAACCATTTTTTTGACCCTCAAACGGGTAGGCCGCCCCACTGGCGCTTGGGGTATTCTACCAACTGATATTTTTATTGCCTGCGGTTTTAGTTGTGATGTTTTATACCTGCCGGCGGTCTTGACCGCCAGTTTAATCTTTTTAGCTTTCTTGACTTTCTTGCCTTTTTTGGGTTTGGTGAAGCCGCCATATCCTTGGTATTTTTGGGCTTCAGCCACCAAACTATCTATGCTGTTTTGTATTTTAATCTTTTCCAATTCATCTAAACTTGAATCTTGTAGTTGCTCTTGATAATTATTAAATAACGCATCCGCGTTTTCTAACCAACCCTTGAAATTACCATTCTTTTTGAGTGAGGTCTTTTTGGCTTCCATTACATCGCCGTCATATGAGAGTTTGGATTGAGATTTAACAGACCCGTCTGCATTTTTTCTTAAAACTACATCCCCTAAATTCTTGAAATTAGCGTCAGAGTTTTCAAAATTAATCTTTTCCACCTCAATCTGGGTTTTTCTGTCTAACCCCCTTGTGTCTATTTTCCCCCCAGTGGCTAAACTATTTTTTTGCGATTCTTTAACGCTCTCAACCACCTTATCAATTATTTTCGCCTTATCATCTTTGTCTAAATTTTTAAAACCTGAAGTATTGACAATCCCGCCCAATGCCTTATCTATCTGACCACCAGTGGAAGCATTAAGTTGGTCAAGTTCTTTTTCATTTAATTGCACATCTTGTTTTAATATTCTTAATTTATCCTTAAATTTAGTTGGTGTTGCTCCTGCTTCACCTAATTGTTCAATCACTGGGCTTGTTTTGGCTTTGGTGCTACGAGTCCAATCCGCCATAGTTCTAACAAATCCTGGGGTTTCTATCTCCTGCCCCAAAACATCTCTTTTGGGGGTTAGTTTTTGTCTTAAACCAATAATCCTGCTTTGTAGGGGTTGTAAAACATTGCCTTTAGTGCTTCTCTCAAATTTATCAGTTGCTCTGGCCACATCTGCAGCTATCGTTGGCACTACCGAGCCGACCGTCCTACCGATATAACCACCGGCATATCTGGTTGGGTCTTGCAAAGCGTTAATCATACCTGATATACCTTGTAAAAAAGTTTGGTCAACTACTGTTTTACCTGCGCCTGCGATGGCTGACGCTAATGCTTGAGTTTTACTGCCTGTTTCCTCAAGTCCCTTTTGGTAATATCCGCCAACAAGTAAAGTCATACCTATCGGGCCAAAAGAACCTGCCTGATACCATCTATCCCCAATCTTAATAGAATTTGGTTGTTTGCCTTCAAGTTCCCATTGATTGCGTTCCGCTTCTGTCTGGGGGAAGCCCAAAGCCATTATGCCTTTTTGGGCTAACTTATAACCAACATATAAAAGCCCCGTTCCAACAATCCCCTTGCCCATTAATTGGGAAAATGCTCTTTGGTCAAACCTGCCCTTGCCGATATTCTCGCCAATGGCTTTAACTATGCCTACGGGCGAATAATTTAATACTTCCATTGCTACCGAAGTTGGAGTGCGTCTAAATGGCGCTATAACTTCGCCTACGGCACTCTTGCCTAAACCTTGTGCTAATTTGCCCAAACTGGTTTGGTTCTGGAAAACTGCCGTTTCGCCGTCATTAACCGCATTTTGCAACATTTTATCATTAGGATTTTTAACTAAATTTTCAACAAATTTAGTCGCTTTATCACCTTTTAATCCCTTATTCTTGGCTTGGGCAAATGCTTGGTCATATAAAGAACGAGATTTAGCTCCATAATAAAATGGCTGGTCTTCAGCTCCCATTAGTCTAAATATGCCATCTTCGTAAGTCTGCAAGACTTTAGCAAATTTAGAATTGCCAAAATTTACTTTCTTATAATCAAATTTAGCAGCGATATTGCGTTCGTCATAACCAGTGCGCAGATAACGCCAACCCTTCTCAATACCCTCTTTCAATCCTCCGCCAGTTCCCTTTAAGGTAAGGGTTTTGGTCCTTTTGCCTGTAAATAAAGAAGCGATACTATCCACTGCCACCGCTGGTATATCTTTTATCACTTCAGTTGCTCCGTGGGTGATATTAGAAGTTATGTTAACCCCTGTCGTTTTAAGACCAGTTAATAATCCTGCCTTCCATAAACCAACTACTTTATTTATTGTTGGCGTTGGCACTAATCTGGCTATCTCATCTGTCATCTTGGCAGTCGCTATCGCCCTTTGTTCGGGATCAATTATCTTTTGCACTTTGAGTGCCATTTCACGAAGTCTTGCGGCATCTTCTGCCTTTAATACTAAACCGAGTTTTGGGTTGGCTTGGTTGGCTCTATTTATCTCACCTGCGGCAAACCTGACAATCCCCTCTGGGGTTAATCTGTTGTATAAAGATACCGCTTGATTAGCCCTGCCCGCTTCAGTTAGACGAGGAGCTAAATCATTGGCTATTTTAGCGGCTAAAGTATGATTTCCTTCTTTGGCATATTTATCCATTAATTCAATGGCGGTAGAAACAGTAATATCATCTGTTTTACCTGCGTCAATTATCTGTTGGGCTGTTTCAGGGAAATTTTTAACTAAATTTTTAGCTTTTTGCCCTAATTCTTGGGTATTTCTAACTTGATATAACCCTTCAACCGCACTTTTTACTTCGGGTGCGGTTTTGGCGCTTTCTTTGACAGTGGTAATCAAACCTCGTTCTCTGATCAAATTTTTACCAACTTGTTCAATCTTTGGCACTATCTTTTCCGCCTCCGCAATCACCTTGCCTATCTTTACCTCATCAGTAGCTTTAACAAGTTTTTGAGCTATCCTCGGAATATACTCTTCGGCGATTTTAGTCCCTTTCAATACCTTGCTTATCTCATCCGCATTTTTAAGTTTGGCTATCTGGGATACCGCCTTTTTACCCCCGCCAGATAAAGGGTTTATGCCAAATATATCAGCCGCCGCCAAACCAACACCCACATAAGGGGCGGCTTTGCCAAAACTAATCCCTGTTTCTTGTTTGGCGTATTTGCCGATAGGCACAACCTTTTGGTTAGTGCCAAACAGTTCTCTCTCAAACTTACTTGTAGGAGTAAATTCAGGCATTTCTTTGGGTTTGGTAATACTTAAATATGCTGAACCTAAAGCCCTTGCCGCTGGTCTTGTAGTTATATTTTTTAATAGTTCCGGCCCAATAACCCTTGAAGCCGCTTGTGGTATTTCCCTTACTATATCTCTAAATCTTACTTTATTAGGTATAGGTTGACCTGCAAGACGCGCTCTTGAGATTATATCAGCCAAAGCAAAAGAAGGTGCATACATTTTATCCATAGGTTCACCTTTGCCTGCTTGGTATTCCTCTTGGAATTGTTTAGGATGCAATGCCGCAAATCCTGCCATTCTGGCCCCACTAACTATTGGTTCAGCATAAGGGGCAATTTTAGGGTTCATTAAGATAGGATTGGATAAATCCTGCACCCCCTGAAACCAACCTCTTTTTCTTGTATCTTCCCCTAAATCCTGAACCCAATGAGAGTATTGTGGACCAGCAGATTTTACTGCGGCACGATTAACAAGATTTGTTACTCGTGGCACAACCCTTTGCTGAACCTGCCTATTCACAAAAGAGGCCGCGCGAGGCAATACCGGCCCCGCTATACGAGACATATAATTAGACGGTACCAGATTATGTGATACCGCCTGCTTAACCTGACTATATTTATTTTTTAAATAATCAAAAATTCCCGTGTTACCTCCTTAAAAAGCACTTTTTTTAGCCAATAAGGCGTCTAGAGGGTTGGGGTTGTAAAGATAATTAGCTATTGCCGGCGCACCTGATACTTGAGATTGAGTTAAGGCGGGATTACCTGCTATGGCTGGGGCTGAAGCTGCTTTGTAAGCACTTTTGATACCTTGCAGTTCATTAAATTGATTCATTATATCCTCTGGGTTTTGGGGCATGGCTGATTGCCAGTCGGGAACTCCTGCCGAATAATCAGTATAATTGCCATAGGCGGGGTCAAAGTATTCGGGAGTAGCGCCATAGGCAGTGTCGGCCTGACCTTGTCTGTTAGTAATCACGCCTTGATAATTGCTTAATTGTTGTTGTCCTTGTTTTTGGCCGACATCATAAACATTCTGGGTTTGGCCATATTTAGTCGCTTCGGCTGATTGATAGACTTGGGGGGATAGGCCAGAAAATCTGCCTGAAATCGCCTCTATGGTCTTCTGTTTGACGTCACCAAGATTAGAAATATAATTTTCGTAATTGATTATGCCCTCGTTAAAAAGTTTCTGCAGGGTAGATTTTTGGGTATTATAATTAGTCAAGGCAGTTTCAGGATTCCATGGAGGCAAGGGTGCGGGTTCGCCACCACCATCCGTGGGAGGTGGTTCCTCTCCGGCCATTGCTGTTTGCCCACTCATTAGATTATTAGCGGCATAATCTTCATAAGTGGATCGATTTAAGCCAGATAAATCCCATTGGGCATTGGTAATTGCTTGACCATTAAGAAAATAATCAAAACCTAAACTACCATCAGCGTTTACTTTAGCTTTAATGACATACGCGCCCCGTGGGCCAGGTTGTGACACACCTGTGGGTGGTTGGTCGTAGGGTACCGTGTTGGCTACCCCAGGGGTTGATGTTGAATAAGGCCTGAATGTTCTTGGTGCTTGTGACATAATTTTGTTCTCCTATTGACTTTTTATTAGTTATTTGGTAATATATGTTTAATATGAAACGGTATAAAATTGTACTGTTAGTTATCTCTTATTTCGTGGTCGCGGGCATTGTCTTTTTTGGTGTTTGGTATTTTTATAAAAACCATCCTCGAATTGTCACTGAAACCAGAACTGAAACTAAATATGTTTTACCTTCTACTCCTCCGTGCCATTACAGCAATCTAACCCGCGATTCTATTCGTAATGGGGTAAATGAATACAGATTGCAAAACAATCTCAATACACTTTACATATCACGCGATTTAGACAAGTATGCTCAATCAAGAGCAGAAGAAATGGATAAAAATGGAAAGGTCAGTCATGATACGCAGTATATCGGCTATTTCCAGTGGCAAAAGGATCATCCGAAAACTGATCTGGTAACCATTAAGGCTGTGTCTGAGGATTTAACTTTTGCCTTAAATGGATGTGCTGTTATACAAGGTTTCAAGGATTCTCCTGTTCATAATGCAACTTTTATAAATCCTGAATATAACATTATTGGTATTGGTGTATCAGATAATTATGTTGCCATTGAGTTGGGTAAATATTAAGGTACAAATATATATGAAATGGCTTCTAATCGTCTTTTGTTCTCTTATTCTCGGTTCTCTTATTATTAGTATCTGTTTTGCCGGTCAGGGATGTTGCAGTTATCACGGAGGGCAACAATATTGTGATTGTTCAACTGGTCGTTGGGTTTGTAATGACGACACATATAGTCCTACTTGTAGGTGTTCTTGCCCTAAACCCAGACCAGTTTGGACTCCGCCTCCTACTCCTATCCCTACCCCTACCCCATCTATAATCATTCCTTCGCCCAGCCCATCTATTATTCAGTTATCACCCAGTGTTGCCGGTACTTCTGCTTCATTTGATTGGTGGGGTTGGGTAGGCGATTGGTGGTGGGCATTACTAATCATCGGTTATATAATCTTTCTTATTATTAATTGGTTAATTAATCTTTAAGCACGCTCATAAGTGCCTGCTAAAGAGAAGATATCATTCACTGCCCAAGTAAAGGGTGAGATGGCAGCAATACCATCCGCAAACGCGTAAGCGCCAGAAGCATCAAGATATGTCGGTTTTATAACGGTTGTA